AGGCTCACGAGATGGCCTGCACTCGGTTCTTGTTGCCCCAGACGCACCGCCAGTCATGGACGCAGTGGTGCTCGCCGTTGGCGTCTCCTGAATAATCCTCGTCGTCGGTGTGGACGCAAGCCTGGGGGTTGAACAGCCTGCCACCGATGTAAACCGGACCCTGGACCAGTTCGTCCTGGTCCGGGTCTCCCGCTCCCTTGTACTGGGTCATGTGGCCACCACCGGGTTCGGGTCAATGAAGAACAGCCCAGTTGTGCTGACGCCCAACGAGTCCCACTCGTCAGGGAGGATCTCCAACTTCCCGGAGGAGATCTCTTGCATCAGCATGTACTGGTAGTTCCCGTCACCCTCGGACAGGTAGCCATCGGGGTTACGGGCAAGTCGTAGAACAGCTTCCGACTCGATTCGCTTCAGCTCGGCGAGGAAGTCCTCGTCATCGGCCTGGTCGTCAAGGTCGGTAATCCGTCGCTTGATCATCCGCTCGGCGTCCGCGAGCCGGGTGCTGATCAGCGTGGTAAGCGCAGCGTCGAGGGTGTCAGGGTCCTTGCCCCATCGCGCCGCTACGTCGCTAACGTCTGCGTAGGCAGGCATCTGTATCCCTCCTGGGGAGTTGATGGCCCAGCATCGAGCTGAGCCCCCCCCCTCCGGGGGCCTTTCGGCCCCCGTCGGGAGTTGTCAAGTCAGACCTAGGTGGTGACCTTGTCGGTCAGCTTGACGAAGGCGTCCTTCTTGTTCACCTTGAAGGCGAACTCAGCCTCGCAACGGACAGCCACCATGTTGTGCTGCCACAGCGAGATCAGGTTCGGGACCCAGATCGAAGCGTCGTCCTCGGACGGGCCACCGAAGTCCAGGGTCGCCTGGTCGGTAACGTCGAAGGACAGACCGCCAACCTGGCCCCAGATGACCTGGCTGAAGTCACCCATGATGCCCAGGGTGCGAGCGCCAGCGTCGCCTGCGGCGACGTGGTCGTTCATCACGACCGGACGGTTAACCAGCCGGCCCGAGCGCACCGGGACTACGTCCTCGGTGTAGGTGGACTCGATGAACAGCGGACGACCCACGTCGTCCTTGCTCTTGAGGAACTGCACCTCGGCCTCTTCGTCGACGAGCGTGCCGCGCCACTTGTGGCCGCCGCTGGTCAGGATGGCCAGACCGTTGACGAACGCGTCGTAGGCGTTGTTGCTCGAAGCAACACCAGCGCCGTCCGGGTCAACCAGCGAGACCGACTGCGAGGTCTCGGTGAGGTAGCCCGAGAACTTGGTCGGCTTGTTGAGACCGTGGATGGTCGCGGAGTCGAACGCCAGGGCGATCGCCTCGGTGATCTTGGTCTTCATCGTCTGCAGGTACTGCAGCGGATTCAGACGCACGACCTCGGCGCTCTCCGCGAAGATGACCGCGATCTTGGTGGGCTCCAGCTCCCAGTGGTCGAACGAACCCTTGGTGAGCGGCTTGCGCTCGGTCTCACCGATCCAGTTCGCCTGAACCGCACCGTCCCAGTAGGGCACGGTGATGCCGGTCGGACCCATCGGGATCTTCTTGGCGATCCGCTGGACGATCGAGGTCTTCTCGATCTCCGCGAAGTAGTCCTGAGCCTGCTCGGGCTTCAGGAACGCGCTGAAATCGCTCGTGGTGGCGATTTGCGAAGCGGGGACAGACGCCCCAGTTGCCGTAGTCATTGCTACGTTATCTCCTTATTTTCCAGGGACTCTCAGCGAGCGCCTACAGCGCCCTTGAGCATGTCCAGTAGCGGGCTGCCGTTGAGTGGCAGATGGCTGCCCTGACCCTGGGACGGGTCAACCGGGCGGTCCTTTGCAGGGGACTTGCCTCCGTAGATGGCCTTCACCCTCTTGACCGACTCCGAGATGGTCTCTTCGTCGCTGCCGCTCACGAGGTCAAGGACCTTGAGCACGTCTTCCTTGGCGAAGTCGTCCTCAGCCAGAATTGCCTTGAGCCGCAACAGTTCCGTTGAGGTCTCGGCGTGGGTGGACTGGAGTTCAGTGAACGCCGTGTCCTTCGCGGCCAGCTTGCCTTCGTACTCCTTGATGACCTCGGCGCGAGCTTCATCGCCAGCCGTCTTCGCCTTGAGGCGGTGGTTGGCGTTCTCTTGCCGAAGGCTCTCGACGTAGTCTCGCGAGAACGTCTCCTGCTGCGTAGGTGCCGCCTCCGGGGCGGGGGTAGCGGGAGTCTCCGGAGTAGTTGGGGCGTCGGGCATTACTCTTGCCTCCTGGGCATGGTTGAGAGCCCCTCTAGGGCTCGGGAATTGGTCACGCGGCTAGTGCCGCGGGTGCGGCGGCTGCGTAGTCAGCGGGGTTGATCTGGCCGTCGTAGAGCCCCCTGCGGAGCGCGTTCAACGCACGCTCGTTCCGGGTGAACCTCTGGCCCTTCTTCTTCCCTGCTGTGTGGGTTCGATCGGGGTCGTCTTCCTCTTCCTCGATCGCTTGCAATGTCGCTTCTTTCCAAAGCTCCAGTGCTGCACCTGCTTCGGCCTTTCCGGGCCAGCTCTCTACCTTGAACACAGGGACGACCTTGCAGTCGCAGTTGGGATGCCACTGCTCCATGTGCTCGTCAATCGAGCTGAAGAATGCCTGCAGATCCCCGCCCGACTGGTGCCAGCGGTCGACCACGTCTTGGTCGGCCAGATCCAATCCAGCGGAGTCGGCCCCCAGATAGCGGGGGCCACGGCTGATGAGCATCAAGCACCAGGCGCAGGTCTCCCTGCCCGTAGCTACTCGAGCCCATCCACGAACAACGCGCTCCTCGGGAGGCGTCTCCTCGGGCTTCTTGCCCTCTCGGTACTTCTCGGCCAGCCTGGACAGTTCCTCGCGCCGGCTGACGGCTTGCTCCTGCAGCTCTGCAAGATCCGTGTCGTCTTCCACTGCGTGGATAATCTGCTGTCGGCCAGCGTTTTCCACCGCCCGGACGGCTTGCGCCGCCACCTGGCCAACCGCATCCTGCGGGGATTCCGCCTGGGACATCCTCTTTCGGGCGGGCTCCATGTCTCGCACAAACGAGTCCATCGAGTAGCCCTCTAGGATGCGGTCGTTCCTGGGTAGATCCGGGTGGTGTAGCTCGCGCTGGGAGTCGTAGAACTCCCGCGCCAGGGTTGCGGACTGCTGCCGGTGGAACTCCACCTGTGGGTAGAGAAACGACAAGAGCCCCAACCACTCTGAGACGGTCAGAGCCGGCTGAGCGAACAGTTGGCCAAACGTCAGGGTGTACCGGACTATCGCCGCCGAGATGACAGCCTGTTGGGCCGCATACTCGTCGGTGTTCATGTCTGCGGGCTAGCCGTCTTGGTAGAGGTCGGCTTCGCTGCGGACGTTGGCTTGCCTGAGGATGACCCAGCCGAGCCTGTGCTGGGCTCCTTGATGGGTTGCCCTGGCGCGTACATTCCGGCGAGCTGCAGGGCAGCGGACTCTTTCTTGTCCCACTCCTGCATCTTGAGTCGGGTCTCCTCGGAGTAGCCCATGTCAATCCGGGCCTGCTCCTTGGGGATCACCCCGAGACCGTTGGCGTACAGCTTGGAAGCTGCGTCGGCCTTGGCCGCGTACGTCGGAGTCGACGGGTCCCGCCAGATGGTCTCCATTCGGAAGTATTGCGGCGGGATCGCCGCACCGCCGTGGACCATCAGGTAAGCGATCCGCATGGCCTGCTCCCAGGCCCCGCCGAAGATCAGGTTCTTCCGCTCGACCTTCTTCACCAGACGGGACTCGGACGCCTTTATGGCTTCCGCCGACGCCGGGTTGGCAGTCGAGGAGGACAAGTACTGCGGCGGGAGGCCGGTGTACTGAGCAGCCTTGCGGTCCAACGCATCCAGCGCCTCCACGAAGTTCCGAAGCTCAGCAGCGGTGAACTGCTGGGCCTTGGCCTCGTGGTCCTCGAACGCGAGAATCCTTGCGATGTAAGCGTCGTAGAGCTTCTGGCCCGTCTCCGGGTTGATGCCGATGTCCTCTGGCTTTACACCGAACAGCAGCCGCTGGGGGATCGCCATGATCTCCGCAGTGGCCTGCATGTCCATGAGGATGCGGGCTGCCGCGTCGGTGACCGATCGCAGCTCCGGGCTGATCTCGGACGTACCCGTCAGGTCAGATGCCCTGGTACGGTTCGGGATCGGGACCACCGGCACCATGTTGAGTCCGTGGTTGACCGGGGAGCCTAGGACGACCCACTCTCCATCCTGCTTGACCCACTGGATCGTCTGCATCGGCAGATACAGCGTGCAGGCGACGGTGTCGGAGCCGTCTGCGTTGGGCACCGCCCGGATGGCCTGCTGTACCAGCCGGGTACGCGGGTCGATCGACGCGAACAGCGACGTAGGGGGCTCGACCATGATGATCGGCACCGCAGGGTCGACGTTCAAGTCGATAGCCGGGTCTGGCATCGAGATCGTGATGTACGAGGCCCCGTAGATCAGGGCATCCGTATGTCCAAGCGGGGCTTCGACATCCAGGTTGTTGGCCTGCCACCAGTCCCACAGCTCTGTGTCGGACTCGTCGGCATCCGCGAGCCGGAAGCCCTCCACCTCTTGCCG